GAATTGACGCACGCCATACTTAAAGACATGAACCACGAGTTGTTCGACAACGAGAAGTTTGTTACTCAATTTTCACAAAGGTTAAACAATGCCATTCGCTCAGCTAAGTTCTGACATAAATCAAGAAACACTAGACGTTGCTTTGAGTAAGGAAGCGCAATCAATGTTAACCCTTATGACTTTAGGTGGCGCAAAAATCCACGTCACGTGGAACATAACTATTACTGACGAAAAAACTGGTGAAGCAGGTTATGGGCATTTTGGAGACACTCCTGAAATAGTAGTGCGTCAAGGATTCGCAGAATGGATGAGGAGAAAAAATGGCGAAAATTAAATGGTCACACTCAGGGCTTAAAGACTACGAAGGTTGTGCAAGACGTTACCACGAAGTAAAGGTGCTGAAGAATTACCCATTCACCGACACCAAGCATACCATCTATGGTAAAGAAGTCCACAAAGCTTTTGAAGATTACGTAACAGAAAAAAAACCCCTGCCAGAACACCTATCTGGACATGGTGAACTTTTAGATAGCTTGATAAAAAAAGAAGGTAGGAAGTTCGCTGAACATGAGATGGGTGTTACAGTTGACTTAAAATCTTGTGCGTTTGATTCAGAAGATGTGTGGGTTCGTGGTATTGCTGACTTGTTAATCGTAGACGATGATGGGCTGGTTGCTTGGGTGTTTGATTACAAGACCGGCAATGATAAATACCCTGATCGTGACCAGTTAATTTTAATGTCCTTGATGGTGTTCATTCATTTTCCTCACATACGTCAGGTTAACTCTGCCTTGCTTTTTGTTGTGAAAGAGTCTATAGTAAAACATAAGATGTCGCATGATGAAGCCGAAGAACATTGGCAAAGATACAGAGAACGTGTCGCTAGGCTCGTCAGGTCATCAGAAGCAAATGTATGGAATCCAACACAAACACCGCTTTGTGGATGGTGTCCTGTCCGCAGTTGTGAATTTAACCGAGAAAATTAAGGAACTATCATGCCTTACGTAAACAAACCAAGACCTTATGCAAAAGAGTACGCTGAGTATCAAGGTACAGAAGAACAAAAGAAAAACCGTGCTAAAAGAAACAAAGCACGCCGTCAATTAACAAAAGAAGGCGTAGTACATAAAGGCGATGGCATGGATGTAGACCACAAAAAGCCTTTAAGTAAAGGTGGCTCAACAGAACGAAGTAACTTAAAAGCCATAACTAAAAGCGCCAATAGAGCGAAAAAATGATAAAGCATAATGAAATACTAAATAGTGAAGCATGGAATGTACCTATTCAACAACTTGTTGACCTGTGGGTTGTTAAGTTTGGTAACAAGTGGGTTAGCAATGAAGAAATAGATCAGTTCTATTATGTGGCTTGTAATCGTCTACTAGATAGTGGTGCGTTAGAAAGACATTCTTTGCCCAACGCTTTTGAACCTGTGTATAGATTGGTGGAAAAGTGACGGAAAGATATTCACATGGTTGGACAGACCCACGAAGTATTTATGGTACTACAGTAATAATAAGACGATATGGAAAGGAATATAAAATGGAAAACAAATTTGAAACACAAGACTACTCAGTAGAAATAAATTTAGAAGAACACGAAAAAGCGCATGAACAATATACAAAAATGTTGGGCGCATCTATGCAACAAACGATGCAAAAAGCCTTAGAAGTATTGTTTGCAAATACATATGCTAAATGGCGTAAATCGTATTCAAAACTAGACGACAGAGGAAAACAAATGAAAGTTGATGCGCACGAATATATAACAGAAGCTAAAAACTTACCAATAGAGACTTGTGAGGCTCTATGGATAACTAAGTATGGTAACGAGCCTTTAGTTGCAATGGCAATAAATGGACAAGATGAGTTAATGTGGGAAATAGGTAATAAATTATTTTGGGCAGGTAAAATAGTTCACGATGACAAAGCGGATACATACTCATGCAAATAGTAGATAATAAAGCAGTTATATTTAAAACACGAACGCCTGATAAGTATGGTGTAATACCTAAGAGTCATATTGTTGCTGAGAACAACGGCGTGTATGAAGTTGCCGTTTATTGGGGACTTGATGAAGCAAGAGTACTACGTAACTTAGGAGTTAAAAATATTCAGTCACCGATTACTGCACGCTATCGCTTTCATGGTATGCACAAGCCATTTGCACATCAGGTTGATACTGCATCATTCTTAACTTTAAATCGTCGTGCTTTTGTTTTTAACGACCCCGGGACTGGTAAAACTATGTCTGCTCTATGGGCGGCTGATTATCTAATGGAGTTAAAAAAGATACGTAGATGTCTTGTGCTATGTCCTCTGTCGATTATGCACGATGCTTGGATGAACGGTATAGGTAAGAGTGTTATACATCGTAGTGCTATTGCGGCGCACCATCATCAGGCGGCTAAACGTATTGAGATGATTCAAGGAGACTATGAGTTTGTTATTGTTAACTATGATGGTCTAAACTTAATTGCTGATGAAATAATTAATGACGGTAGATTTGATTTAGTTATTGTTGATGAAGCAAACGCATATAAAAACGTAGCTACAAAAAGATGGAAGACACTAAATCGTATTCTTAAACCTGAGACTATGTTGTGGATGATGACTGGTACACCTGCATCGCAGTCACCTTTAGATGCGTATGGTTTAGCTAAACTTGTTAACCCAAATGCAGTACCTAAATTTGCAACGGCATGGCGTGATAAAGTCATGCAGAAGATTACGATGTTTAAATGGATACCGAAGCAAGGCGCAAGCGAAGAAGTATTTAAAGTGTTACAGCCTGCGATACGTTACACCAAAGAAGAATGTCTTGACTTACCACCAGTTCTTACAGAGACACGTGACATACCACTAACACCTCAACAAATTAAATACTATCGCTTACTAAAAGATCAAATGCTTGTCACTACAGCAGGAGAAACAATTACTGCGGTTAATGCGGCGGCTAGCGTTAATAAGTTGTTACAAATATCATCAGGTGCGGCATATACCGATGGGCAGGAAGTTGTAGAGTTTGATTGTGCGCCACGATTAAACGTGTTGTTAGAAGTACTACATGAAACATCAAGAAAAGTTATTGTGTTTGCAAACTTCAGGCATAATATTGAAGCTATACAAACACATTTAAATAAACATGGCATTGAGTGTGAAGCGATTCATGGCGACGTAAGTGTGTCTAAACGAACTGCCATATTTAAAAAGTTTCAGGAAACGCCAGTCCCGCGCATACTAGTCATACAACCTCAAGCCGCGTCACATGGTGTTACATTAACTGCGGCGGATACAGTTATATTTTTTGGACCTGTTATGTCTGTTGAAACTTATGTACAATGTATAGCACGTACAGATCGTATTGGACAGAATAGCAACAAAGTAACTGTTATACACTTGCAAGGTAGTGAAATCGAGCGTAAGATGTTTAAACGATTAGAGTCTCGTGTAGAAGACCACGGCATGTTATTAAAGTTATACGAAGATATTATTAAGTAGCACCATAAGTTAATTTAAATTTTTTAAGAAACCACATTTTATATTGCATAATTGCCATTATTGTTGTAAATTATTTGACAAAGGAGAAGTAAATGACAACAGAAGAAACAATACCTTTAGATAAACTTGCTCGTGTTTATCGTAAAATCCGTGACAAGATACAGGTATTAACTAAAGAATACGAGACTCAGGTTGAGGAGTTAAAGGCTCAGCAGTCTGAGATACAGAGTGCGATGAAAGACCAAATGCTTGCGTTAGGTAGTTCGTCAATCAAAACATCCGAGGGGACAATCATATTGGCTCAAAAGGTACGCTATTACACAGAAGATTGGGATTCATTTAAAAGCTTTGTGCTTGAGAACGATGCCCTTGACCTGTTTGAGAAACGTATTCATCAGACTAATATGGTTGCATTTTTGGATGAAAACCCCGGAGTCGTGCCGGCAGGTCTTAATAGCATGACAGAATATACAGTATCAGTTCGTAAACCAACCTCTAAATAAGGACAAGCAACAACATGAGTAATATTACTACTTTTAATCCTACTAAAGTTCCAGCATTTGTTAAGAAAGCTGAATTATCCTCAATCGCAAAAGCACTTGCAGGCGGCGGTACAGGCGGCACAAGCATGAAACGTATCTCGACAAAAGGCGGTGTATTCCGTTTATTGTCAGGCGGTAAAGAAGTGGCATCTATAGATGATCGCCACCTTGATGTTGTAATTGTTAACGCCGCACCTAAAGTTAGCCGTACGTTTTATGCAGGGCAGTATATTGAAGGTGAAGCAAAAGGACCTGATTGTTGGTCAGCAGATGGTGACTTACCTGATGCAAGCGTAGCCGAACCACAAGCTAAATCATGCGCAACCTGCCCACAAAATATTAAAGGTTCAGGTCAGGGCGAATCACGTGCTTGCCGTTTCTCTCAGCGTTTAGCAGTAGTTTTAGCTAATGACTTAGAGGGAGATGTTATGCAGTTAACTCTAGCGGCTACATCTATTTTTGGTAAAGACGAAGGCGAAGCACGTCGCCCATTACAAGCGTATGCTAGATTCCTAGCGGCTCAAAATATTAATCCTGAGATGGTTGTTACACGTCTTAAATTTGATACAAAAGCCGCAGTACCTAAGTTGTTCTTTATGCCAGTTCGTTGGTTAGAAGATGATGAATATGCCTCAGCTATTGAAAAAGGACAGACCGAAGATGCCAAGCGTGCTGTTACAATGACTGTTTCACAAGCGGATAATGTAAAACCACCTGTGTTAGAACATAAAAAAGCAGCACCGATCGTTGAAGAAACAGAAGAAGTTGATGAGCCTGAAGTACGTAAAGAAACTAAGGCAAAACCAACGGCAGTACCCAAGAAAGCTAGTAGCTTAGCTTCAGTAGTAGATAATTGGGACGCAGACGACGAGTAAATTAATGGGGGCTTCTGCCCCCTAAAAATGGAAACAGCATGGCATATTCAAATATAATTAAAGAAACAACGGCTAAAGCGCCAAAGTCACTAGGTAATCAACTAGGGCGATGGGCTATTCACCTTGATTTTCCAGTAATCAAGATAGCACAATATACTGGGGCAACTAGACAAACAGTCTATAACTGGTTTAGTGGAACTGAAGTAACGCCTGCATACAGGGAAAAAGTCAGTAATCTACTAAGGATTCTTCAATCAAGCAAAACATCAGACGAGGCACTACGCAATGTACAAAAACATAATTGAACCAAGAACACTAACAGATAAAGAATTAATACGATTTGCGGAAGAACTTGTACATTCCGGTGAGATGCCGGTGGCAATGCAACTTGAACTAATTAAGCGTTTTTCTCATTACGTAAACTAATCTAGGGGAAGTCATATGAAGTCGCAGGATTTCCTAGCGACTGTACTTCCGTCTTCAGGTGCGTATTGCGCTTGCGAATTTAGTACAGTTGAAAAAAACAGAGTGTTCGTTGATACGATTGAAGAGACGTATAATGCGGCGATGTCATTTAGCCATTCGGGTTATGAGTCTTTCTATGCTCTAGCTACTTTTGGTAATGATGTAGACGATAAAGGCGTGCGCAGACGTACGGCGGCAAATGCTTTAAAGATTAAATCTTTGTTCTTAGATATTGACTGTGGAGAAGGAAAGGACTATCCTAACAAGACCGAAGCTGCTGCGGCGTTGGATAAGTTTTTGTCTGAAACTTCTTTAGCAGAGTTAGGAACGCCATGGATTTTATCTAGTGGGGGCGGACTACACGTATACTGGGCGTTTGAGGAAGAAGTTGATATAGTAGACTGGAAACCAGTAGCCGAAAACCTCAAGCGTCTTTGCGCCAAAAACGGATTTAAGATAGATCAAAACGTCACGGCAGATGCGGCAAGGGTATTGCGTGTA